TTATCAGTGTCGTGGAGGTTTTGATTGGCGCACTTACGGCGTTTATCGATTTTATCAAAGATACGGTCCTGGAATGGTGGAAAGGCATATGGGAATCCGCGGAAGACGTGTTTAAGGCATTCTGGAATCTGATCGATGCAGTTACGAAAACAATTTCAGATCTTTTCCGGGATTGCATGAAGATTATCCGTCAATTGGTAGACGGTGACTGGAAGAGCGCATGGAAAACAGCAGAAGGCATTTTTACAAAATTTAAGGAAAATGTTGTAAATACGATCAATGCATTAAAAAATTTCCTGTCAGAATTTTTCGAATGGGCAAGAGGCCTGATTAACGATCTGAAGAGCTCCATTATCAATATCGGTAATAATATAAAAGATGCGTTCACGCATAAAGCTGTTTTTAACCCCAATATTCCTCACGGTGGACAGATTGGTACATTCAGTATGGACGAAGGAAGACCGATCGACATTCCGGCACTTGCGTCCGGTTCTGTGATTCGAGGCGGCAATCCTTTCCTGGCAGTTCTGGGAGATCAACCATCTGGGCAGACCAACATAGAAACGCCGCTGTCCACGATCGAACAGGCATTGGAAAATGTGATGAACCGAGGCGGTTATGGCGGACTGAACCCTACGATATCTTTAAACGTGGATGGTCAGGAGTTCGCAAGGTTGACGCTGCAGGATATTTTGCAGGAAGCGTCCCGGCAGGGATACAACGTAGAAGTATTGGGGGTGGTCTGATATGAAATTTACACAGGGCATCATAGTGGACGGGACATATTTTGATCTGCCAATGGTGTCCCTGAAAAGAAGCGCAGATTTTCTCGATAAGTACGCAGAGAGAACAGAAGATGGCGTGCTCCACCGGGAGCTGATCGGAGTGTATTACAATTTCACGCTTACCGTCGGGGCAAGCACGGCTTTCGGGGAAACCACAGACTATGACGCATTCTGGGATAAGATGACGGAGCCAGCTGAATTTCACGATTTTGAGCTGCCGTCAGGAAACGGTGTATACCGTTTTACCGGGTATATTTCATCTGTATCCGATGAATACTCCAAAATTTTGGTGGGAGATTCGCAGTTTAAAGGTTTTACCTGTAAGATGACAGCACAGGCGCCGGCAAGGAGGCCGGGATGACAACAGATTTTTTTGTGAAATATGGACTTTATGACACAACTGCATTGCAGGACGCGAAAGAAAGTTCCGAAACAAATGCGGTTTTTGGAAATATCGGGCTACTCAAATCAAGGAACTGTCCGCCTGATTATGCCACTCTGGAGCACAATTTTTTTGCGCTGGATGGCAGCCTGCACGAGATGCCGGATCATCCAACAGACATCCCGTTTTTTTCCAGCGTACAATCCGGGGCAGATGGGATCTTTGCAAAACAGCCTGTGATCCAGATAGATTTTACAGAAAACCATACTTCGGTCGGATTGACATTCTGTTTTTCTGAAACGTATCCGCTTGAGATGGAAGTGACATGGTATGACCTGAGCGGCACATATAAATCACGGCAGCGCTTTTTCCCGAACAAGCTGGATTATTTTGCTCAAAATCAAGTGGAAGAGTATGGACGGATTGAGATCCGCTTTATTCGCGCCCTGCCGTGGCGCAATGTAAAATTGAACTACATTGAGTACGGCACAACGTATATCTGGGGACCGGAGGTTATAAAAAACGCGAAACTTGTGAATGACACAGATCCGATCAGTAACCAGATCAAGACGGATAAGCTTACCTTTGATTTTGTTGACCCTGATGATACCTTTAACATCGGCAATCCGAATGGATTGCATAAAACCCTGCAGAAAAAACAAAAAATGCTGCCCTATGAGATCGTTGGTGGCGTGGAAATGCCGTTGGGCGTATTTTTTATGGATTCCAACAGCACAACTAAGAATGTCAGCAAAATATCCGCAATCGACTACAAAGGTATGTTGGCAAACGTCGATTTTAAGGACGGGCGAATTTATGCAGGAGAACCGGCGGGAAGCGTGATTGATGAAATCATGAGGGCGGCTGGGATTGTGGACTATACGGTGGACAATGAGGTGGCAAATATGCCACTATATGGAACACTGAAAATCCAATCCTGTCAGAAGGCTCTGAGGGAAGTTCTGTTCGCCTGTGCGGCGATTTCAAACACATCCCGAAAATCTGGCATTGAGATCCGGAAGGCGAACCGAAGAACATCGGTAACGATTCCGCGCAGCCGGAAGTTTTCAACGTCCTTAAAAACAGATCCGTATGTGTCAGATGTGAATGTGAAATACAAGACATGGGTGCTGGATGAAACGGAAAGCGAGATCACGAAAGGAACGTATGGACCAGGCGTGCATACGATTCAGCTTACCAATCCGGCGACTAATATGTCCGCGTCGGCAGGCAGGATCGTCAAGCAGATGCCCTATTATGTTGTGTTGGAAATTGCAGAGGATACCCGCACAGAGGTCACGATCGTGGGTCGAAAGTATGTTGGCGAGGAATTGGCGGTTCTCTCCAGCATTGAGTATATCAAATCCGGAGAGGTGCGGAGCACTAAAACATTTACCGGGACGCTGCTGAATTATGAAAGTGCGCAGAGAGTAGCCGATAACATTCTTGATTATTACCAGCTCCAACAGATCATTCAAACGCGGCATTTGGCGGCGGAAGAAAAAGCGGGGGACTGGGCGGAAGTTGAAAATACGTTGCAGGCTCACGGCAATTTTGTTGCGTGTATCGAATCCATCAGCATTGACCTTGTGGGGGGATTTATCGGGACAGCAAAATATCGTGGGTACTACAAGCTGACGACGGAAGAGTATTACTCCGGAGAGCTGTATGCGGACGAGGAGGTAGGGATTTTCTGATGGAATGGATATATGACCGTACACAGGAGGATGTGGAGCGGGCAAAACTGCTTACGCAAAAATATGCTGCGGGGACAATCACGGAAACGGAGAAAAAAGAATGGGCTGCAGGAATGAAAGGCGCGCTGAATGCTTCAGACCTGAACAGGATTGAAGGGAATATCCGGGAAATCGCTGGAATTTTAGCGATAACTGTAACAACGAAAACGTGGGAAAAGAATCAAATCCCACGAGTAAGTGATTTTAAAAGAATCCGTGATAATGTACAACGCATCCGGGACGCATGGAGTACCTTGAAAGATACCCCAGTTACGCCAGATACGCCGCTGGTTACTTATCAAAAATGGAATGCCATAGAGCGGATTTTACACGATGTTAAATATGTATATGACCGCGTCATGGACAGTTATTATTATTGCGGCGATGAAATCTACGCCGGGGAAGGAATAGGGATTTTATAATGGCAGAGACATGGTTTACGCCAAAAGAGTGGAAAGCCCGCCTTGTGGAATTTGCAGGACGGCGGTTGCTGAGAAATGTTGCAAACGGAGAAACTGTAACATATGACGTATCCCGTAGCGAGGGGCAGGTTTCGCAGGAGGGCGATGCGTTTAATACCAAAAACATGAACGATCTTGAACAAAGGGTAGCAAATGGATTTGCAAACGCAAAGACAGCGGTTGATGCGCTAAGTAACGATTTGCAAAATAAAATGAGTAAATATTATGGCTCTGCAACGTTAAGCGAGACAAATGAAAAATCGGTATTGAAACACTTACTGGTGGATGTTGATTTAATGGAAAAATACGGAAATTGCAATTTTTCTGTACTTGTTAATAGCACCCAGTTTTATTCCGGAACTATGCACTCTGATGGCGGAGTAACCGCATGGGGGCATATCCAACAGGGGAATTCCGACAATGCTCCGGGTAGTTTATACAGTTTCTATTACAACAGAGGTGCTGATCCAGTATTAAAAAAATTGGGTAGGTCCGGAACCATTGCGGGGGTTGGCGGGTATTGGATGGACCCTCCCGCCGGGGAATATAAAGAGTGGACTACCGGATGCGTTAGATGGGATGGGGATAATCTCCTGGTAACCGTAGAGGATGATTATGCACAAGGGCATTTGGCTGTTGGGGCTAAAGTTGGTAGTAAGAGTAGACCCAGGCAATGGGGCGATAAAACAGGCGGACTAATTACATTAAATTATTAATTTTAGGGAAAAGAGGTATTGTTATGAAAAAAATTGTATTCAAATCGGGGAAAGAGTTGGAAATCGACGGAATTTCCCAGAGCGGGAATAGCTTACATATAACTGTTCTTAGCAAGGATGTGGCAAGCATTATCGAAACATTTTCAAACTCGGATAATACAGCAGTAATGCGATATTATGTTGGCATTGATCTGATGTGTGGATATGCTGGGTTCAAAAAAATTGCGAGGCTCGAATATACTCCAAACATTGTATCGTCTATTGATTACACACAGGAGGACAAGACAACAGAAAGCGGATTTGCAGAAACACATGTGGATGTCTGTACAGTACACATGGAGAAAGTTGAAACAGCCGAACTTCCGGAAGGGCTGACTGATAAGGTCGCAAAGCTGGAAAATGATGTATCCAGTATCGCATCTGGCATCGATGCAATCAACGGAA